TAAAGATCAAATGACTTATGCAGAAGCTATCTGCGAAGTATGCGAAGGTCTATCTATTGATCCTCAAGACATCACTCGATTAATCACAGGTCCATTGAAAGCCAAATTGGAAGCAGAAGCAATGAGCCGAAATATCATTAAGACAAATACGGGGAAATTATTTTAATATGAAAGACAATATGAAAGCGCTTGGGTATCTATTAATGTTTGGTCTAGCCTGCATGACATTGATTAATGTTATTAATAAAAACTTCGATGGGGAGTTTCTGATTTATCTATCAGCACTCTGTATTTTGACTGTAACAAATAGCGCAATTGATTAATATGAAAAAGATTAAAATACTCAGAAACGCATGTGTAACATATACCAAAGTTATTTGGAATGTACCCGTTGAATATGATGGAAGCAAATATGTCATTATTATGAATCAAGATGATAATGGTGATGATGTAACAATATATTACTATGATAAAGATAAGCGATATTTCGCGGGAGAAGAGGTGCAAGGTTATCTTGCTGAACAACTCCATGAGGAAATGATTGAAAATATGTACGATGCAGGCATTATGTATTCTGGTGTAGAGGAAGGGGAAGAGGTCATTGCAGTCGATGATGATGAAGAATAATGAACGGATATCAGGCTTATCAGATATACAATGCTCTTCGATTACATTATACTAGCGCGACTTATAATGCCTATACATATAATTTCAAAACGAATGTAAGCATCAACTCCTTTGAAAAACGGAGAGACAAGTATTTCTTTCATCGGTTAGCAAAGAAACACAATATTGATTCAATAAAGGATTTCTATCATGCTAACTTCATTGAAGGAAAGAAATGGATCGGTGATATGGAAGAAAGATGTTACAATGAAAGACAATCTCGTTTAGAATCTTTGACTTATAGATTTAAGACTGATATAAATAAACTCTCAGACTACGGTTTCAATGAACTGTGTACCTGTAGAGAAGGACAAAACGAATTATTAAATCGACTTGACAGAGGTGACATCAACATTGAAACCGTAGCAATCATTGACAAACTCGTCAATTTTATAAACCCTTTATTACCATTATTGAATGATCCTCTTCACATGAAGAAGGAAAAGGCAATGATGGTGATGAAATACAAAGAAAGCTTAGTTAATATAAACCGAGAAAAAATCAAAAATATTCTTCTTTTATCATTTACAAATGAAGAAGCTATGATATAATACTCTTATATTAATTAAATACACTGCAATACAATAATACTAATACAAATAAAATAATACTATGTCATTCCAAGAAATGAAACAAAAGCGTGCCCAAGCAATTGCTAACCTAGTTAAGGCTGCAGAGTCTACCTCTGAAAAGAAGTCTTACGGTGACGATCGCATGTGGGCACCAACAGTAGATAAAGCAGGAAATGGATACGCCGTGATCCGATTCCTTCCAACCGTCGATGGTGAAGATTTACCATGGGCACGTTACTGGGACCACGGGTTCAAGGGCCCAACTGGTAAGTGGTATATCGAGAAGTCTTTGACTTCTATCGGTCAACAGGATCCAGTATCAGAAATGAATACTCAACTGTGGAACAGTGGTATCGAATCAGATAAGGAAGTTGCTCGCCAACGCAAGCGTCGACTTCACCACGTTTCAAACATTCTTGTGATTTCCGATTCGGCAAATCCACAGAATGAAGGTAAGGTATTCCTTTACAAATACGGTAAGAAAATCTTTGATAAGATTATGGACGTGATGCAACCTCAGTTTGAAGATGAGCAACCAGTTAACCCATTTGATTTTTGGGGTGGTGCTAACTTTAAGTTGAAGATTCGCAATGTTGAAGGATACCGCAACTATGACAAGTCTGAATTCGATGCTCCATCACAATTGTTTGATGGTGACGATGCAAAGCTTGAAACGGTATTCAATCAGGTTCATGCTCTCAAGGAGTTTACTGATCCAGAACAATACAAGACATACGCAGAGTTGAAGAAGAAGCTCTATGATGTTCTTGGTGAAGAAGAGATTGCCGATACGCTACAAGACAAGGTCGTGGCGGAGTTGAATGAAGTTCGTGAGCCTGTTGTTAACAATGCTCCGACACCTGCTCCAGCCCCAGCTGATACTCCAGCTCCAGTTACAAATGTGGATAATGAGGAAGCGGACGGAGATGAAGACACACTTAGTTATTTCGCCAAATTGGCAAAAAGCTAAGAGTTAAGAATCTCTCCATGGCAGAGGTCGGCATCAGAGATGGTGCCGACCTTTTTAATGCGCAAACATAAGTGCAGTTGTATCATCTACATGATTTGCACTATTATATGTCACTTGATTGACAGTTGTTCCACCTTGACTAATATTCTGTGCTCCTTCAGATGCAACAATTACGGGTTTCGATGCTTGTGAGGCTTTTGCATTTTCTGTATCAGTCTGAATAGCTTCCATTTTAGCCCCTTGAGTATTTTGGACACGATTCATCTCAACTCCAGCCTTCTCCATATTGAAGTCGACTATTCTTTCAGACATAGCAATTTTCTTTGCTATCTTATCCTGTCTTTCAATATCACCCGAAGCCTCTGCTTCGGCCATAGATTCTTTCAATCTCTTGATTTTTTCTCTTTCAAGATTAGCGATTTCAAGTCGTCTCTTTTTATTTTCTTCGTCAAATTGAGCATTAGATGCGTCTTCAGCTTGTTGCTCAGGGCTTATAGGTGTTTGTGTGATTGCTTGAACAGGAACCTCTGGTGTGAATTGTTCTTGAGGAACAACAGCAAAGCCTTTATCATCAACTGGTACATATCCCTCATTGAAGTCTTCATCAGATATGCCAAAATCATCTCTATCTCTTAATCGTCTTGGTTTGATCACCTCTTGTGGGGCGGCTTCAACAGATTCAACCTTAGGCTCTGGTATATCTTGTCCTGTGCTTTTATCAATACCCGCAAATTCATATACCTTTGCTGGTATTGCTTTAGCAGCTAGATTAGCTGGTGAATAAAAAGGTTTACTATCATCTGGTCTTGGTAAAATAGATTTAAGAATATCTTTTATTGTCTGTTTTGGATTCAGAACAATATCTTTCAAACCTTGAAAAATTTCTGAACCCTTTTCAAAAATTCCGCCGATAAAATCTTTTATTTTAGCAAATCCATTTAATATTGGATCTTTGATATTATCTGGTAAAGAAAAGAATAGTTCTTTTAATTTATCTACTAGAAATACAACACCATCTACAACGAGGGATGGCAACATGACTAAAGCATTAGTCAGTCCTTGTTTCATTGCGACTAAAGCATTTCCGATGAGAGAGCCGATCGTTCCTATTAGATTTAATATACCCTCACCAATTTTAACAAATAATAATGGAATCTTAATAAAGAGAACATTAGCCAGCTGTGGAATTAATCCCATAAAGAATTTTTTGAGGACATCACCAATATTAGCAAACTGTTTAGCGATTGCTGCTTTCACTCCTTCTATATCACCCGTAAATAATGCTTTAAATGCATCAATTAGATTTACAAATGATCCACGAATCAAATTATAGATTGAATCAAGTGTTTCAACTAATGCTTCACCAAATTCACCTATTCCAAGCATCTTTGTGAATCCTTTTATAAGTGGATTCAGAACTCCTAATAGTGAACCTACTAAAATATCGAGAGCGCCAGTGAATAAGCCTTTAATAGCTCCCACTATTCCCTCTTTTTTAAATCCCTTTACAGCACCTATGATCGCGCCTATGATACCAATGGCGATGGTCAATGGTATGAATAATTTACCAAGAGTTGATATGAAACCAGTGAATACTGTACTTATTGTGGCAAACAATGGAGCCAGAGGAGCAAACATTGCAGAAGCTGCTGCAGCAAGGCCCCCACCAGCAAAGAGAACTCCAAGACCAGTGATTATTGCTGTACCTAAACCAGATATAATTTTTCCAAAGAAGCCACCTCCAAGTCTATTAGAAAGTCCATCAAGACCTTTCTTGAATGTGTCACCAAGATCCTCTGTATTATTCGCAATATTTTCTAGAGCGGTGTTGGCTTCCTCTGCTTTTTGAAGAGCTTCTTTCTTATCTTCTATACTTTGAAGTTTATCACCTTTAAGAAGTTCAATCTGTTCTAATATTAATTTCTTTTGGTCATCATTCAGTTTATTCGCAATCTGATTATATTTTTCTTGTAATTTATCAGATTCCTTTTTCTGATCAGCTTGAAGTTTAGCCAATTCTCCTTGTTGTGATATAGAATCTAAAGTATTTTGATTTGTTTCTTTTTGTTGGTCAGCTAGAATTTTAGCAGAATTATTCTCTTTCGCAGAAGCCTTCTCTTGAATCTCTACGTTCTTAGACATCATTAAAACACCATTACTCGAAGCTTCCAAGATTTCATTAAGACTTTCTCTTGTCTCTTCGTTTCCTTTTCTAACTTCAGAAGTTAGGTTTTTTAATGCTGATTGTCTGCTAGCCATTTTGCTTTTTTATTCTTTCGTTTTCTTCTTTAATATATTCAATTAACATTGATACATAAATTTGCCTTTCCCACGGTATCATATTATCCAGCTCTGTCAAGCTGTAATTATGATGTTGCATCATTGAAAAATTTGTCTGGTAATGATTAGTAAGTGATTCATGTGAAAGGCTTATGTAAAAAAACTTTGTAAACCTTTTAGAGTGATTTCATTTTCGTGTCCACATTTTGAACATTTAAATTTAATTGTATGAGATAATACAGGTTGATTATCAATGAATTTTTGAATCTGTTCAAGTTGTGCTCTATTGAATGATTCAATGAATTCAACGATTTCTTTTTCACTAAAATCTGCGAGTGTATATACAGAATCTTTATCATATACAGAATCAATAGAAGCAGCAATACCGTGTACGAATGCCTTATCTTCTTTTAATTTACTGATTTTAGTCGCTTCTTCGATTCCGATTCTTTTCAATTCAATTCCAACATCATCTGTTAATTGAATCTTGTTGCTGACTTCGCCCTCTGGAAATACAACCTGAATATCATTTAGGTTAATTGTGTGTGTATTGTATTCTCCACAATCTTCACATTTAAGTCTTATCTCTGCTGTCTCACCAACACTCTTTGCTCTTAATTGTAAGAATAGATATTCAATGTCGTACATCGTCAAATCATTCACCTTAATATCACCATAGACACAAGCGCTGATGATATCTTTGATTGAATTGAGAATGATGTTAGCATCTTCCGATTCTTGAGCCATCATAAGAATTTTTTCTTCTTTGACTAAGAACGGTCGATATTGAATCTGTTTCTTTGACGAAGGTATAACAGCTGTATACTTCGGTGTATCTAATTTAGGTAATGGCATAATTTATATCAATCTTGTAACTCCTCCAATTATATTTTTCACACCAGATAGAGCGGAGGTTATTGCTCCTTCTGGTTCATAGTCATCATAGGTAATTGTAATACTTACCTTTTGTGTATCACCCGATGCATTATTTAATTCCAAGGAATTTATTGTAACAGGGAAAGCATTCTTTAATTTAA